GACCGTTCCTGTCAGGCCGAGTGCGGCGGCGACGGCGGCCCCAACAAACGGCATCAGACGCCCCAGGCAGCGACGATGCAGCGCGAGGGCATCATCAGTAGCCCGGACTGCGAAAGGCACGCCACGCGCGCCCCTGCGACGATCCCGGTGGCCTCGGTCTCGCCGTAATCGGTCGTGACAAGCACGACATCGCCGCGCTTCGCCATCAGCGTGTTGTTCATCGCTGGCCCGAGCGCCTTTGTCCACACCGCGCGCAGCCCGCCGCCGGCCAGCGCGAGCATGGTGGCGCGCGCGCCTTCCTCGTCGGTGTATTGGCCGCGATAGAGCGCCACCGGATCGGTGTCCGTCATCGCACGGATGCAGTCTCCCGCGAACAGGCCACAATCATGCACGCCCCACGCGAAAGGCTTGTCGCGCGCATCCTCAAACGCAGCGGCAAGCCTAGATGCCCAATCTTCGCGACGAACGATCATCAGCGGCCCCATGTGATCTGCGCGTCCTGTAGGCTTGCAACATACGCGAAACCGAGGTCGCCGGGGTAATCGATTGCCTGATCCTCGGGCGTGTAGCGGCGTTCGCGGGCGCGCTCCAGGTCGATCAGTTCGCTTTCGTAGGAGATCGCGATTGTCGCGGTGTCCTCGCCGTCCTCGATCGCCGGGACGTCGAGACGGCCCTCAAACTGTAGCACCGGGTCCGCGACCACCGAGCCGCCCGAGAAGAAGGCTAGATAGACCCGGCCCGTCTTACCCGATCGCGCGTCGCCGAGCGCGGCGGCGAGCAGATCGGAAGGCACGCCGGACAGCGATACCGTCAAGCCCGAGGCGCGGATCTCGTTCGTCTCATCGATGGCCGAGATGCCGAGCAGCGTGCCGACGCCGTTCCACGTCTTCCCGTCCCAGGACAGGTTCCCGATGCCGGACCACAGCCGCACCCAGCCCGAGGCAAACTCGCCCTCGAACAGGATACCGACTTCGACCGACGCGGCCTGTAGCTGCGTGATGACGGATGCGGTGAGGTCGCGCGCCATCAGATCGCCTCGACCGCTGCGAACGTGATCCCGTAGACCGTGGCTTCGTTCACGTTCCACTCGCTGTCATTCGACGCGAGGCGGAACAGCCCAACGGTGCTTGATGTGACGACCACCGCGTCGTCTGCAGGGCTCTCGCGCAGCCTCGGCCAGATATCGAGCGTCATGGCTCCCGCAGCAGCGGTGGCATCGGCCAGCACCTTATAGAGCCGCGCGCCGCCGCCTGTGCCGATCTGGAAATAGTCGCCGCGCTTGGCGGTCGCTCCCGCCGAAAAGCCGTCAATGGTCAACGCTTCGCCAGTCTGCCCCGCGCCGTTCACCAGCGGCGTGCCGGCCCATGTTCCGCGCGGTGACGTCGCCGCAGGGTCGCCGAGCAGGAACGTGCCGAACCGCCCCTTCATCGACACCAGAAATCCGATCCATTCTTCTGCGTCGGCGCGCTTCATCGGCGGGAGTGTCACATCCGCTTCCCACCACGCGCCCTGGTGACGAACCAGCTGCTGCTGGCCGGTGAACGGGCTGACGCTTGCGCCGACGACATTGCGCGCGCGGATCGAGATTGACCGGATGCCGGTGGTCGGGATGGAAAGCGGATAGGTGATCGCCATGCTCAGGTTCCCATTGCAGAGGCGAACGAGCCGCCGCGCATGCGTGCGTCTGCCACCGCATCAACGGTCTGGCGCTTGATCGCCGGCATAAGCGCGGCGATCTCGGCGCGTACGGTCTGCGCGACGCCGGTCGAGATGTTGATGGTCTGGTGGACCGTCACGCCGCCGCCCATCGACACACCGTTCGGGACGATGGTTCCGGCGCTGTTCGGAACGAACACCTCGGGGCCTTCCTCACCCACGACGATCGGTCGATTGCCGATCACCGGCCCGCCGTTGGCAAAGCCGGGGAGGCCAAGATCGGTCGGAGACATGGCCCATGATGCGGGAGCGGCGGGGGCGAATAGACCGCCGAAGAAGTTGGAAGCGAATCCAGCGAGCCGCTCTGTGACCGTCTTCCTGAGAATGAGGCGTCCGATATCCTGAATTATGCCGCCGAGCACGCTGCGGAAGCCCTGGCCCTTCACAATGGCGTCCTCAAATGCGCTCTCGAACGTCAAGCCGAGATCGCGCGCGATGTCGCGCGTGTCGCTGGTCGTGCGGTTGAGCCGAGACCAAGACTGATCGGCAGCGCGGGCATATTCCTCGTGCGTCAGACGTCCGGTGTTGAGCAGTTCGTTCAGCTGCTCAAGCTCGCGCGCGTAGGCCACCGCAGGGTCAAGCTGCTCGCGCACGCGGCGCGCGTGCTCATCCAGTGCCTGAGCGTGACGATCGACCGAAGTCTTCGCCCGGTCGAGATCATCGGCGGCGCGATTGACGAGCGCCGAGTATCGCTCCTGATCGATTGCACCGGCCTGGAGCGCGAGGCCGAGATAGGTCAGTCGGCTTTCGTATTCGCGCGTCGCGCGTGCGGCGGGATCGAGGCCCTCGATGACAGACTGGATTGTGGCTTGGGTCGCGATCTCTGTCGCGCGTGCCTCTTCCTCAGCTTTGCGCGCGGCTTCATCGCGAAGCTTGATTAGATCAACGATCCACTCGTTGTTCGCGCTGTAAGCATCGTCGGAATAAAGCCGCGCGACCGCATTGGCCTGTTCCGCCTTGGTCAAATCTCCAAGCTTTTTGGTCAGTTCATCGATTCTTTCTGCGGCGCGGGCAACGTCAATGTCGGCACCGATGCCAAATTCGCCGCCGCCGCCGCCATAGGTTTGAAGCGCTGACCCCGCCTGAAGTCGCAAAATCTCCTGTTGAAGCCTTGCGATTTCAAGGTTTGCACCCAAGCGCGGCGTCGGTGCGGTAATCTTTGCGGTCTCTTTGTCCAGCCGCTCGATTTCATCAACGATTTCAGAGATCGCATCGCGCACCTCTTCTGCCGCACTGGCTGTCTCCCAAAGCTTATATCCGAGAGCGCCAACAGCTATCGCAGCGCCAGCAAGCGCGCCGCCGGGGCCAAAAACGCCAAGGAATTGCGGAGCTTGCTGTCCAAAAGCCGTAACCGCAGATGTTCCGCCCGCAACTTGAGTTGCAAAATCTTGGATCTGAAATCCGGCTTGCGTTGCGACGTTTCCGACGCCGCGAAACGACCTTTGTGACGTCGCCCCCATTTGCTCGGCGGCCATAGTTGTGCGCCGAAGCGAGTTTTGTACCTGCTCAAAAGCAGCTTTGGTTTCGTCTGTTGCGGTCAGCGTTAGGTTAAGCGGCGGCGGAACAGCCATCACCTTTTCTCCCGCCGGATGCGCTCGTAGGCGATCCAGCCGCGATACTCATCGACCGTCATCGACAGAACGTCGGAGACGCGCATATGAAGCCGATCCGCGAGGCTGTAGAGCGACAGTTCCTCGGGATCGGCCCTCAGTTTCCCTCGCGCTCCTCGACCGTCGCCACGCGCGAGATTTCCGCCGCCATCCACTGCACAATCGACGCCGGACACCGACGCATGAGCGTGTCGCGGTCCTCAAGCGTGAAGACCGGCTCGCCCTTCTCGTCGCGCGCCTTCATGATGATTGCGCCGATGAGGTAGCTGTGCGGATCGTCCTTGTAGCGGCGGGACAACTCGCGCTGTTCCGCCACCGTCATCGGCGAGACGTAGATCGCATAGGGCTTCCCGTCGGGCTGCGAAACCTCGGGAACCTCGATCCGGCGCGCGCCGATATCGTTGGCGCGCGCCACCAGTGCTTCTATCAGCCGCATGATCAGTTCGTCTTCGTCAGGGTGCCGGTGCCCTGGAAGCTGTAGGTGGCTTCCACCATGCCGTCGAAGCTGGCCGTGTGCGAGCAGCCCGTCACCACCACGACGCCGCTATAGGTCGTCGCCGCCGTCGCTGTGCCTTCGGGGAGCAGCGTCACCGTCGCCGTTCCGGCGTTGGTGCCGAGCGGCGCGAGTGCCATCTGGGCATTCGTGTCGCTCTCGTCCCAGTAGCACGTCAGCTGGCCCGACCACGACTTCATGCCGGTGGTGTAGGTGCGGAAGGTGTCACCCATCGTGCTGTCTTCGATGGTGTCCTGCGTGATGTCGAGCGACCACGAACGGAGTTCGGCCACCGCGCTGGTGCCGACCCGAACGAGGCCTTCCTGGCCGCGATGGTTTGCCATTTCGTCGTCTCCTTACGATGTCGTCGTGGGGTTGTTCTCCGCCGTGCGGTACGTCACAGCGAACGTGAGGCGGACGACGCCGAGCGGTTGATCGCCGCCGTCCACGATGTCGATGTCGGTGCTGGTCAGCGTGCAGTCGCGCGCCGCGCCGCTCAGTTGCGATCCGCCGATGGCGGCCTCGACCTCGGCGGCGATATCGTCAAGGGTCTCGTCAACATCGGCCACGGCGCGCGCCATGCCCTCAACGATGATGTCGCAGCGGCGGACCAGTTTGGTCGGCACGCCCATGACGATCTCTCGCTCGCTCGTTTCGCCGCGCGCGTAGACCAACAGCGCGGGCAGCAGATGCGCGGCGATTGGATAGACCCGCGACCGATAGACGCGCGCGCCGGTCGTCGCGAGGCCGGTAAGCGCCGTCACCATCGCATCGCGGATTGCTTCGCGCTGGTGCGGCATCAGGGCTTCTCCAGCAGCAGCGTCGTGACGCCCGTGCCGTCAGCCTGGACGACGCGGATTGTGTAGGTGGTCGAGCCGATACGCAGCGCATCGCCTTCGCGCGTGTTTGTCGGCAGATCAGCGGTGGCGACCATAAAGCGCGGCTGCGACACCGCGAACGGGATACCGCCGCGCGGGTCAACAGCCTCGTATTCGTCGTCGTAGATCCCGGCGACCTTCGTGCCGACCGTCTGGCCGGCACGCGTGACGCGAGCGGCGACACCGAAAATATCGATGTCCATCAGCGCCGCGATGTCGCCTTGGATGTTCATGTCAGGGGCTCCAGCTTGCCGACGTGCTCAAGATAATTCAGCACCAATTCCGCCACCTTCTCAGGCCGCGCGAGCGCCTGGCACGCAGCGGCTTTTGTCGTCGTGTCGCGCGCGCAGAACGAATAATTCGGCGGATGCACGCGGTGGCATGGATAGCACCCGAGCGCCAGCGGCTCGGCACTCGCGGTGTTGACCCAATGCTTCGTCAAGTTTTCGACGCTGCTATGCGACAGCGTCACGACCTTCAGCATCGGTTCGAATGCCACCGCATTGGCGATAAGGCTCTCGGTGGCGACGACAGCGTCCGCCTGTAGAGCGTAGGCCAGAGCATGCCTTACGGGCCACTCCATGCCCGCGTAGATGCCGTAGGGCTCAACGCCCAGCACGCTCTCATCGCGGATGTCGCCGAGCGCCACCGAATAGACCTTGCGCGCGGCCAGAAGCTCCATCAACCGCTGCGTGTAGGGCCAATACTTGACCGGCCCGCTGCCCGCAGGATTGATGACGACGACCGGCCCAGGAAGTTCTGCGCGGATGCGTTTGGCCCATGCTTCTTCGGCGGCGCTTGGATAATAGCGCTGGCGGAAATTGGACGGCGGCAGGTCGGCGTAGGCGTGAACGGTCTCGAGATAGTTCGCGTTCATCAGCCGGTGGCGAACAGTCTGCGGCAGAAAGAACTCGTAGCTGGTTTCGTGCGGCAGCAGCCGGTTTTCAACGCTGCCGATCAGGTTGATGAACTTCGTATGCCGCTTGGCCTGATGGCACCAGAACGCCACCGCTTCCTCGTTCGGGATCACGGTGTCGCTGAAGACCACCAGGTCATCGATGTTTGGGTCGTGCTTCAGCACCGCGCCGCCCGTCGGGCCAACGTAGCAGGTAACGTGATAGCCCTGCTCCTTGTAGTTCGCGCAGACGCTTGATGCCCAGAGCGCGTCGCCGTGCCCGCCTACGCGCACAATGCCGACGCTCTTCTCGGGCTTCGGCTCGCTGGCCTTGTCGATCTGGCCGGCGCTTGTTTTCTCGCGGCGGTAGACCTGGAGGAACGAATACTCGTCGTCCTGGTCGCGCGTCTCATTGACGAGCAGCGTCCAGTCCGGCGCGATCTCGCGCATGGCCGCGACGATGTCCTCGGGCGCGAAGTCGTGCTTGTGGTCAGGGTTGGCACCGGGCTGTCCGATGCGCGGATACAGCTCGCGGTG